GCTTGCCTTGGCCTTGGCCTTTCGGCTCCCGAGCCCTCCCGAGCGGGGTCGGTAGGTTCTTCCCATGATGTCGTGACTTTGGTCACTCCGAGTGTGTTCCACTAAAAAAATATTTGGGTTTATATCAGTTGCCCATATGTGACACTTGTCAGAAGTCAGCATAAGGTATATACGAAAAAAAATTTTAGTGGTACACTTGGTACAGTTGTTGAGGTAATACTATATCAACAACTGATGCCAAAAGCTAACAAAGTCAGGCCTAAAACCAAGAGAGGCACACCGGCGGCACGGTGGTGCTTCACATGGAATAATTATCCGGATGACTGGAATGACGTCATCGCGGCTGAAGTGGAGAGGGTGAAAATCACGTATCCCAAAATCTGCTGGATTGGTGGGCTGGAGGTCGCGCCTACTACCGGGACACGTCACGTTCAAGGATACTTGGAATTCGCTCCTTCCGGTTCGTCTCTACGAGTCCGACCTATGGAGACTCTGGGTCTTCCCAAAGACATTCATTGGGGCGACGAAAAGGGTAAACCTTGCCGGGGTACGCGCGCACAAAACGTTGCTTACTGCACGAAGACAGCTACAGAGGTCTGCGGCACCCTGCCTTACGACTCTGCATTAATTCTGCCTACCATCTATGGATGGCAGCTTGGGGCGCTGGAGCTCGCAACGGCGAAGCCTGATTCTCGCAGCATCCATTGGTACTGGGAGGCAGAAGGATCTATGGGGAAAAGCACTTTCGTGCGGTATCTTTGTATTTTATCCAAGACTGACGAATCCATCCGACCGTTGGTCGTTGGTGGGAAAGCAGCTGACATGAAGCACGGGATCGTCTCCATGAAAGAAAGAACCGGGCTCTATCCTACGTTAATCCTGCTGGATGTTCCGAGGACTTCGATGGACTACCTTTCCTATACTGGGATTGAGGAGGTCAAAAACGGAGTTTTCTTCTCACAGAAGTACGAATCTGCGATGGTTGTAATGCCCTATCCTACGATAATCGTTTTTGCTAACGAAGAACCGTGTTACGGGAAAATGTCACAGGACCGCTGGCGCGTGAAACAGATAGGGGGGGGTGTTTAAAAGCATGTGCCCTGTCGTCGAGGTTCGCGCTACGCGCGCTCCCTCTCCTCACATATCTTTGAAAATGAGATCTCCCAGCATCTCGAAGTTTCCGAGACTCTGGCCCTCCGGGGTGGTGTAGTTGCCCTGTGCGACCACCATGATGCCAATGTTATCCTTGACAGGGAGTTCGGCCCCGTCGCCGGTGCCCTCCTGATACTTGACTCGCCGTCCCATCTTACCGAAGTGGTGATGGTAGCTGCGGATGATTGACGGGCCCTCCCCCCAGTTCTCGATGTTCTCGTCCTGGGTGAGTGCGCCTGGTGTAGGCTGGCTGGAGAAGGTGTAGGTCACATCCTTCAAGAAGGTGATGCCCTTAGTGTTCCACTTGTTCTGCGTCAAGATGATGTTTGGCCAACCTTCGCCTGCGCCGGTTCCCACCGGCTGATTCAGAATGTCGCTCTGATCGATGGTCAGCCCCGGCGTTTGCGGGTACTGGAACATGATCACTCGGATGTTGATAGAGGGAGAGATTCCAGCGGAACTGAAAATGAACTTATGCAAAAGGGACAGGAGCCGGATCTGAAGACCCTCCCTGACCTGGCCGGGCTTTCCGGCGGGGAGTCCTGAGCCGTCCGGCTGGGCGCGGGACTGGTCTCCGACCGCGGTATTGAGAAGCCCGTTCTCTGCCTTATCACCGAAGAGAAAGAAAGGCGTATTGTGGGGAAGCGTGTTCGCCACTGTCTTGGGAAACAGGAAAGCGCGATGCTTAGTCTCCGATGCATTCTTGACCACGGTCTTGGCGATCGATCGGACCTGTTTCTGCTCGGGGCGGGTGAGGGCGCGCTTCTTCTTGATGCTTGCCTTGGCCTTGGCCTTTCGGCTCCCGAGCCCTCCCGAGCGGGGTCGGTAGGTTCTTCCCATGATGTCGTGACTTTGGTCACTCCGAGTGTGTTCCACTAAAAAAATATTTGGGTTTAT